TAGCGCCAGTAGCACCATCAGCCCCAGCACTGCCCTGTGGCCCAGTTGCGCCGGTTGAACCCTGGGTGCCCGTAGCACCCGTGGATCCCTGGGCGCCCGTCGGACCCGTAGTTCCCTGGACACCGGTGGCTCCGGTATTACCCTGCGGGCCGGTCGGGCCAGTTCCACCCGTCGCGCCAGCTCCACCGTCCAGACCGTCGACGCCTGGAGGACCAGTAGCGCCGGTTGCCCCCTGAGTGCCAGTAGGTCCCGTTGCACCCTGAGTTCCGGTGGCACCGGTGGCTCCGGCACCCGTAGCGCCGGCTGGTCCGGTAGCTCCGGTGTTACCGGTAGCGCCTTGTGTGGAGGCTTCACCAGGGGGGCCGGTAGATCCAGTGGCACCGGGCCCACCGTCCATGCCGTCGAGGCCCGCCGGTCCGGTCGCGCCGGTTCCACCCTGCGAGCCTGTCGCTCCGGTCGTTCCCTGTGTCCCGGTAGCGCCAGTTGCTCCCTGTGACCCAGCTGTGCCCGTAGCGCCGGTGGCACCTGCGGGACCTGTAGCACCCGTAGAACCCGAGCCAGTAGCACCAGTGGCGCCCTGACCGCCCTGCGTACCAGTGGCGCCGGTGTTGCCCTGGGAACCCTGCGGGCCGGTTGGACCAGTGGTTCCCTGGGTTCCGGTCGCGCCGGCGGAGCCGGTAGCTCCCTGTGGGCCGGTGCTTCCTGTAGCACCTGTGTTTCCAGTGGATCCCTGGGTCGACGCTAGGCCAGGTGGCCCGGTCGGCCCTTCTGGGCCAGTGGCACCCGTAGCGCCTGCGCCAGTCGCGCCAGTAGCGCCTTGACCACCGGGAGGCCCGGGGGTCGACGACGACTCGAGGATGACCTCGGTGTGGACTTCTTCGAGAACGACCTCGTAAGACGCAACCTCGAGCTCGTTGATCGACTCAACGATGGTGATTTCAACTGGCAACTAACTTCTCGTCACGTCCAACTCAACGGTGAACGTGCCCGCCATCAGAGTCCTGATGACACCGCTCGTTGTCTGCTGAAAGTCCCAGACGTACTGGCCGCTCATCGTCGCGGTGACTGTGTCGGCCAGCGCATAGCCGACCTCACCACTCGCAGCACTACTCATGTCGATGGTCATGGACGCAACGACAGCCCCGTCTGGGGTTCTTCGTACCTGCGCGGCGAACGTTCTCGGAGAGACGTCTACAGGCGCAGAAGGATCACCTTCCTTGATCGTCACGACATCCGCGAAGTCGTCGCCTCGGACGATCTTGTAGTTGAGTCGAGCCGGCTTGATGCTTACGGTCGCCATGTCAGCTCCGAGCTGGGATTACGAGGAAACGCCAGGTGACGGCCACGAACCAGGAGGTCCCGTCGAGTGAGGGCGCGGGCTGGAACTCCGACTGGCTCACGAGCGCGACGTCCGCAGCGTGGCCTCCGAGCGTGGGGTCGTCGTAGAGCGACTGGACGACGCACAGGTCGTCCTCTGGGTCACAGAACGACACCAGCACGTCCTGGAAGGCGTGAGAGTCCTTGGGTGACACGCGAGCACGGACGTCGACAAATAGGCCGTCAGCGGCACCTGCGTAGTCGGATGCAAAAGCTCCGAGATCGGAGTTGAGTGGGCCGGGAAACATGTCGATCGAGGGTGTGGTCGGGTTGACGACAAGACGTGGCTCCACCTGCACGTCCCAATCCCCGTCGTTGACCGCATCCCGTATCTGGTCTGCGATCTGCTCGAGCAGCGTGGAGTACGCACTCACGCCAGGCCGAATTGCTCTTTGAGGGGCGCGAGCGTGTAGGCGTGCTTGTCCCAGGAGTTGCGGGCCAGCTGGATGCTCCCGAACTCGATGCCCGCGCCTGCGATGTTGAACGGTGCGTCGAGCATCGACCAAAGCTCGATTGCCCGCTGCAGACACACCTGTTCCGCGATTGCGGTCTCTTCCGGTGAGAGGAAGTTGTCGGCGTCGCGGTCGATCTCGCGGTCGATCTCGAGCGATGCGTGGTCGAGAACGCGCTCGGCCGCAGTCGTCTGGGCATCCGTAGGACTGCGAATGTCGAGCTTCGCGAGAAGTTCTGAGGCTTCGATGTATGCCATTTGGAGGACCGGGGGCGGGGAAGGAGGGAACCCGCCCCCGGTCTGTGGTGGAGCGGACTAGCTGGCGGTCGTGATCAGAGCGAACGCGCCGTCGTCGACGACGACAGCCTCGAACGCGCCGATGATCCCGACCTCGACGCCGCCGATGGCGGGCTCCACGACACGGAGCTCGACCGGAGCGCCGGCGGTCTCAGCGACGAGCAGGCCGTCGCTGTCGCCAACTGCGATGACGCCCGAGTCCATACCGCGAGACACGACCACGCGGAGCGGACCGACGCCTGCCTGATCGACGGACACAAACTGCGCCAGCGCCGCCGACGTGAGCCCCAGCAGGTAGCCGAAGCGGTCGGGAGCGAGGTAGATCGTGTTCGCCGTGCGACCCGAGTTCGCATACACCTCGGCATAGCCGGCACCAACAGCGGTCATGAAGTCCGCGAACGACGGCGTCGAGCCAAGCGTGGACGAGATGTTGTTCGAGAACGCGGAGTGCTGGAGAGCCTGCGCCGCGTCCTGCTCGGTCTTGAGTGCGTAGTCGGCCGCAGCGAGCCGGAACCACAGGTCCAGCGCGTCTGGGGTCGACCAGTTGATCGCCTGCCAGGAGAGGTCGCCGCCACCGAGGTAGGTCGATGCCGTCGCCGTCTGCATGGAGACGTCCATGCCCGTGTTGCCCGCCTCCGTCTTCTCCGCCGACTGAACGGCCACGACCGGAGAAGCGTCGACGCGCGGGTAGGTCAGCGTGCCGCGCTCCAGCGTCGAACGCAGAGCCGACTGAACGATCGGGCGGCTGCTGTCGATGACCTGGAAGATCTGCGCGATGTGCTGATCGGGGATGAGGCCGGGAACGTCGCTCGAGAGCGTGTTCGCCGGGGTGCGCTTGAGAAGCGAGAGGCGAGACTTCGCAGCCTCGATCTCCGCTGCCGAAGCGAACTGCGAAGCGATCTTCGAGCACTCGGGGCTCGTCCTCGTGATGATGTAGTCACGAGCGAACGCGGACATCGTGCGATACGCGATGCCCTCGTCGTCGTGATCGACACCGTCGATGTTGCCGACGAGCGAGCGCCGGATCTTCTTGGCCGCTTCGATTGCCTTTCGGTTGTCCTCAACCGTCTCGGCGTACTCAGCGATCCGACCATCAAGCTCTTCCGCCTTCTCGCGGTAGAGCTTGATCTGCTCGGCCTGAGCAGCCGTCGGAACCTTCTCCGCCGACTCCTCGATCGACCGAACGAGCTCCTCGTGGAGCTTCGTGTTCATGTCCCGCTCGTCCAGCATTCGCTGGAGAGCGAGCTCAGTGTGGGTCGTGCTCATTTGGGAAAGTCCTCCGTGGGACTAGGCGTTTTCTTGGGAAAGGCGGGTGCCGTCCTCGGAGGTGCCGGGGTCAACCGGGGTGTCCGTTTTGTCGGGGTGCGCCTGGTATCGCTGCGGAAGTCGAATACCGAGCCGCCGGCAGCGTTCGATCAGCTCGGGGTCTGGCTCGAGCGGGAGCAACTCCTCTTCGAGCAAGATTGGTTCTTCGCGCACGCTGAGAACGACCGCGTTCTCGTAAGCGCCGCGACGGCAGAGAGCGACAGCGTCGAGATGCGCCTTCACGCGCTTCACGACGCCCTCGAGCGTCCTGACGGACTTCTTGGCGAGGAACTCGAGGGAGACGCCGCCAAGAACGTCCTCGTTGACGAGCTGCAGCGCCTTGTCGCCGTCCGAGTTCTCGAGCACGCGAAACGTGCCGTAGAGGGCATCGGGCTCGGAGCGAAGGTGAATCCCCTTGCCCACGACGCCCTGGAGGCCGCGCTGGTGCTCGAAGTTGAGAAAGACGCGGTGCGCGGACTCGAGCTGCCCGTCGAACGCGCCTGACTCGAACTGCTCCCTGTATGGCCCGTGTCCGTCGTCGACGGTCGTGGGCTCTCCGTAGGGAACGATGCGAACGTCGATCGTGCGTCCGTCTCCGACCGAGAAGTCAGCCGAGAACTCCCTACGAAGAAGGCCGCTTTCGCGGCCCTCGGGAATTGTCTCTATGTCAGTGGTACTCACTGGGAACCTCCGGAAATCGCTGTAAGAGGTCGCGGCTGTTGTGCAGGCGACGCCTTTGCGACCTGGGAGAGTTGTGGATCGTCGTCGTCTGAGAGATCGGTCAGCTCCGCGAACGTGTCTGCGGCGTCGAACGTCACCCACTGACCGCGAGGAAGCATCTGGGCGCTCAAGGCGTTGGCGATCCGAGTCGCCGTGGGGCGCAACTCCAATCGCCACCACATCTCACCGAGCGCAGCCGGGTTCTGATAGGTCAGACCACCCTGCAAAGCCATATTCAGGAGCACCGCCGGCACGCCAAACGCAGTGGCAATCGCCTTAGCGTTGAACTCCTGCGTATCGAGCAGCGACAGGTCCGCCGGGTTGATCGACAGAACCTCGAAGTCGAGCTCGGGCGGCAGCACCGGCGGAGCGCCGCCACGCGCCGTCGTGCGCTCAACCCACTGGGCCTGGAGCGTTTCAGCCTGCTCCTTCGTCAGCTTGCGCTGGGACTTGAGGACGGCCTGCGGGATGCCGCCCTGGTTCACGTTCATGGACTGGTTGCCGGCGGCTAGGAGGCCCCACGCCTGCTGGGCATATGCGCGAAGCGCCGACGTCCCGTGCAAACCCGTGCCGGGATTCCGGTCGATCTGAACGATGCGGGCCGGGTTTAGGTTGTCCTCGCCGTACTTGTAGCGCCGCTGGCCGTCGACTTCCTTGATGTTCAGGGCAGCCGAGTCGAGGACTGTCCAGGTGCGCGGGAATCCGTCCGCGTAGGTGTCCGTGACGTACAGGCACGCAAATCCCCACCCGTACAACTGGGCCACGATCGCGTGCAGCGCGTCACCGATGCCGTTCGGGTACCAGTTCGGGTCCGGAGCGGAAACCCACGTGGGCTCGAACGAGCCGTGGTACTCGAGCGGCATGGACGCGATCTGCTGCGCGTTCAGCTGGATGCAGCGATTCGCAACCCACACTCGGTCAGCGAGGGTGGCGTTTCCGGGATACCAGGCCGCAGTCGAGCTCAACCCGTTCTCCGCCCACCAGGACGGGATGATGGTGTTGAACAGGCTGATGTTCGTGCCCTCGAGCGGCTCCACGCGCTTCTTGAGCCCGAACGTGTCGCGGAAGAAGCCCATCAGAAGATCGCTACCTCACCGACGTCGTTCTCGTGAGCCGAGTACAGCGCCAGCGTCGCCGCAACGAGCGGCGAGATGTTCACGGTCGACTTCGTGCGAGACCAAGCCCAGCGATCAACCAGCGGACGAGCCTTCGCGCCACGGATGGCGTGGTCGAGCTCCTGTTGTCCGAGGTGGCGCAGGGTGCGCTCCCCAACCGCGTCGACGAAGAAACCACAAGCCTTGCCGTAGTCGCCCGAGTCCATACGTCGAACCGTGATACCGGCGTCGTCGATGAGTCGGGCGATGGCTGCAGAAGGCCCGAATCCATCACACACCACCTCCGCTACCTCGTGATTGCGATACAGCTCGGCCATGCGCTCCGGGACCCAACCGGTGCCGGCGCGAGAATGAACAACCTCGACTCCGAACGTGCCCCGGTCGTTACGACCGGCAGCGAGGATGCTCGCGTGGCGCTCCGGCGAGATGTCGAACGCGAAGCACACCGGGTCGAGCAGCGTGGACGTGGGATCCTCGATCGCCGCCCACTCCTCGGACGAGATCAGGACGTCGGCAGACCCGTCCGTCGCCGGGTAGTCACCGACGCCCAGGAGCTCCACGGCGAACGTGCGCGGGTCCATCGAGCGCTGCTCGCGTGCCATGTGCTCCTCGTCGATACGAACACCAAGCCCAGGGTTGGCCTGGTACCAAAGGCTGCGGTCGAGTGCCATCTCATCCGAAACGTCGTCGGGGTGCTCGGCGGCAACGGAGAACTCGAGGTACCCCAGCGACGGATCCTGTCCTGTGAGTCCTCGCTCTCTGATGCGCGTCCAGACGACCCCGTGGTCATGGATTTCCTGGTCGACCGCAGAACCGGTGTAGACGAGCTGCGGACCATGCGGAGCCTTCGACGCACGCAGCGTCGGCATCATCGCGCCGTGCGACGACTCGTTGATGATCATGGCCTCGTCCAAGTTCAGGTAGTCCACGCCGGCGAAGCCACGAAGACCTGACTTCGTGCGCGTGACAAAGCGCAGGCGACGGCCATCGGCCATGTAGATCCCCTCTTGGCCGTGCGAGCGGCGAATCGCCCT